TGTCAGGCTGATCTCTCCACCAGAATTTGACGATGTCTTTATTAGCGTGGATGGTGGTAATCATGTATACGCCGCTGTTCTGGATATATTTACAATCCAGTACTTCAACTTCCAAATCGTAACGATGCCGCACTTGTCCAAAATATTTGCTTTTGAGTCGTAGTTCATCAATACGATCCTCGACCATTTTGCGCTTTTCGTCAATCTTGTTCATGTTGGGGATACTAGCGATAATAGCAACTTGGAAGCTGGTGAGACTGTTGCCAGCAGCAAATGCTTTAGCAACGTTGTTCTCAAAATCAGTGAGTCCGTTGCCAAACTTCTTCATCATGAACTTGGCTTCAAACTTCTCTTTAACTTGTTCTGCCTGCGCAAGGTATTCAGCGGATGGTTGCTCACCTGCTTTCATTGCGTTCATAACTTGAGTTTTGGTATCTTCTACAGTGTGAGTGTAGTTGCCTTCACTGTCGTATACATTATAGCCTTCGCCGCTGCGGACAAATCCATGCTTGTCGTATACACTTAGCGCAATCGCAAGTGTTTGAACGGGATTGTATTCAGCAACAGCGTTTAGTAGTTCTTGTTTAGTCATCTCTATATGTCCTATATTGGCCCCTGTGACAGGTCCTGTCCTAATCATACACTCATTATGCTATAACCAAAGCGTCTTGTCAAGAAAAAAAATGCCTCCCGTAGGAGGCAGTTGGGGTAACCAAATGTCACAAAGGTTACAAACTAATGTCTTCTAAACCAGCAGCTCGTAGTTTTACAATGTTATTGATTTGAAACTGCTTGGCTTCTAGTGCTTTAATAAGTCCAATAAACTTGTTACGCACAAGGCTAAAATCGTTAATCAAATACTGCATATCAACAACCTCTTGTTCACCGTCTACATAACGTTCTGCGTCACGGCTACTAAGTGCTTTGTTGTATGCTTCTAAAAACTTGCGAAACTTCTGACTGCGAAGTTTACGCATTTCGGTGTTTAAATGTTCAAGTATCGCTTCTACTTCCTGCAACTGATTGAAACGATGTTCAACAATACCAGGCATATCACGACTTTGTTTTTCAAGGTTGCCCTTCATTGAACATTCAAATTTTGCTTCAGCTAGTTGCTGTTCAAAGTGGGAGATCGCGTTAACGATCTCCCCCATGTTAGCAGTAACTTTACGATACCATGAACTCATTTAATCCCAATCTTCTTCGTCTTCAGTTTCCCATGATTCTTCATCATGTTCACTTAACAGCATATCAAGTGCTTTGTCAAGATAATTACATGCATCAACAATTTCTTCGCTGTTTGCACGAAGGTCAATGCCATAGTCGTCAAGTCTGTCAAGAAACACTTCCGCCCAGTGTAGACGTTCCTTTTCAGGAATAAGTGGTTTTGCTGCACTATAGATTGAAATCAATGCTTCTAGATCAGTGTCATTCAGCTTCATTAGAATTCTCCACAATTAAGTCAATTTCTTCTTGTTCCAGTGAACCGCCAGAATCCTTAATCTCGTCTGGCAGTTGATCCCATTCAGCCATGATAAGGTCCAAATGGTCGTCCTCGTTCTTTTCCCATGCTTTGCGGAATTTAGCAATAACTTCACCAGTAACTGGACTAATGTACTGTAGCCTATTACCAGTTTTTGTTAACACACCTTTTGCTTCAAAGAAATCAACTAGTCCGCTGTATGGGCTCATACCAGTTTCATACGGAATTTCAACTTGCACACTTTCAAATGGTTTCGCATAACGTGTTTTCATTACTTTACACGCTGCACGAATGCCGTGAACTTGTGATGTTTTGTTGCCATCCGAGTCTGTTTTTAGCTTTAGTTTACGCATTGCTAATACAATACTTGATGCATAGATAAAGCCTTGTCCACCTGAGATTTTATCATCTGGATCAAACATGTCTTGACTTGCATACGTATGGTTAGTTGCAACAAAACCTACATTGTATTCGCCTAACATGTTTACAGTATTACGAACAAGCGATGTAAGTGCCTTGGGTTTGCGGCCCATGTCGCCCTTCATGTCACCTTTCTGGAATTGATCTACGTCTGTGGGTGTTAGCAACATTCCAAGACTGTCAACTACAAAAAGGATTTTAGGACGATCTGCTTTGTCTTTATCAGCATACTCTGATTTGTAGTCTTTCATGAAGTCACTGACAACTTTAGCAACATCGTCGATCATTGCCAAGTTTAGTTTAAGTAGCTTATCTTCACTTGTATCTACATTCAGTGCGTGTAGCCACTTTTCGTCTAGTGCGTTTTCACTGTCAATAAGAACAACAAAAATGCCCTGTTCTTGTGCGTGTCTTACTAGATTACCTGATGCAATGTATGATTTACCCGCACCTGATTCTCCCGCAAACACTGTTACTTTGCCAAGAGGAATACCTTTATTGAAGTCACCGCTGATAAGTTTGTTAAGAGTATAATTGCCTGTGCTTACCCAAGTGTCTGGATCGTTAAACCCTACACTCAAGCCTGGCACTGACTTAGTAATACTCTTGCGGAATTTACTAATGTCAAATGGTCGCGCCATGTTTATGAACGCTCCATCTCAGTAATGTCTTTGATAAGTGCAGTTAGTTCCTCTAGTGAGCTGCACAAGATCTTTGCAGATTTCCAATTTTCATTTCTATCACGCCCATTGACGGATACAACAAATCCATTGTCTGCCTGTGCTACGTTAAAATCTTCATCAACTGTAGCCAGTTTGCTTAGATGCTTATTAGCCATAATATTTCTCCATTTTCTGTGCTTTACGTAGTAAGTATTCGGTTGTGTTATTTGAGATCTCAAAAGATCCCAGCAATGCTACTCTTTCTTCCAGGAAAGAATTTTCTATAGCGTGTCTTTTCGCTGGGTTAATAAACCAGACATCTCTTGCTTTCATTTCTACAGACGTACCCTCTGATCTAAATATATGTCTACCTTTCAGCATTATAATAAATCTATAAGTTTTTGTATCATCTATATGTTCTGGTAAGATACAATTGGGTTTCATTGAGGCAACCCTTAGATTATCATATTCTAAAATATTATTATATGGTAGTAATCTTGATATTTCTTTTTGTTTTACGATACTTTGACTATATTTTTCAAAAAAATCTTCATCCGTTATTTCTATATAATTTTGTGAAGATGTTTTTAATTTATTGCCTTCAGTGTATTGTAATAATCTATTCTCAAGATCTCCATTATAATATATTTTTAATATTTTATCAATAGTAATGTTGCCTATTAATCCTAGCTTAATACAACTTGGTAGTAAATTACACAGGATGGCGCCATCCTGTGATTTATTCTTATTCATCATTCTTTACGGTTGCGAATCATCGCAAGGATGTCCTGTGCGCTTGGTTTTGCATCGCCTGATGCTGCTGGTGCTGACTCACGTGCTACTTCCTCATTTGATTTAAATGGGATTTCGTCATCGTAATCTGCTGCTGGAGCAGGAGCAGGGCGTGGCGCTGGCGCAGGGGCCGCTGGGCGTGGTGCTGCTGCCGCAGGTGTTGTGCGAGCCCCAGTCGATGGTGCCTCTACACCGTATGGACGGTAGTAGTTAGCAAAACGCTCTGGGTCGTAAAGCTGACCATCAACACTTGCTTCGAACATTTCAAAGATAGCGTTTAGTTCTTCAGCATTTGGTTTCTTTGGAAGATAGTCGTTCAAGTTGAACAAGCCATACTGTGCGATTGCATCACGTTCAGTTTGGTTTAGACTACGCTCACGACGAGCCCAGTTTGATGTACCATAGTCTGCATAGCCGCCTTTGCTGCCTTTGGCTACTTTAAAGTCAGTGCCGTTTTCATAATCGGTTGGGATTTCTGGGAAATCAGGATCCATTAGTGCAGCACTGATGATCTTAAAGATCTGTGGGCTGATTACAAAACGACGGATTGGATTTTCTGGATTTTCTTCGTCTGTTGGGTTATCAGTTACGAAGCCTTGGAAGATGTATGATTTTTTCTTCCAGTACTTACGTGCAAGGTCTTCCATTGAAGAATCTTTAAACCACGGACGGATTTCAGCATGTACTGGGCATGTTTCATTCCACATTTCAATACATGGAACCTGTACTGTTACAGGTTTGTGTTCATCCCCACCTTTAACGCCTGGGAATTCAAAACGCATCATCTGACGTTCTTTCCAAAAGAACGTATTTGATTCATCTGCGTCTGGGAGGAAGCGTAGTGTTGCAGTTTCGCCTTCTTTGATATTCCAGTGTGCGAAAATTGCGTTGTCGCCAGTGCCTGTTGCACGTGTGCCAGTTTGACGATTTTCTTGTGCGAGTAATTTCGCACGGATTTCTGCTAGTGATGCCATAGTTTTTTCCTTTATTAGCCTATGTTAGTATATAATTTTGCAAACTAATGTTCGCGATTGCCTATGTTAGCCTTTACAGTGTATTACAATTACTGCTCACTGTCAAGCAGTTTTTAGATCACCTATTAG